TCTTTATTAATTTTAACGATGGTAAGGATTCAGAAGTAACCATTACCGATGTGCCAGTTTCAGAAGCGCATAAACAATATGAATATTTAAGCGCAGAGGCTAGACAGCAAATAATGACAGCTCACAAGTTAACATCTCCTATGTTGGTAGGCGTAAAAGAAGCAAGTGGATTTAGTTCAAATGCTGCTGAAATAAAAGTAGGTTTTGAAGAGTTAATGATAAATGTAATCAAGCCAAAGCAAGAAATTGTTTTAGACGGCTTGATGGAAATTTTATTGGTTAATGGAAATACTATTCAATTAGATTTTGAAAGTTTGAGAAGTGAAGAAGTTGTCCAATCAGTTGACGGAACACCAGTAGATGTAGCTGTTTCAGATGCTAAAATATCTTACAATGGTGCGCAAATTTCAAGTGCTATTCAGATTTTTGTAAATGTTAAAGATGGAATATTGACTGAAGAGCAAGCGATTGTGTTCTTGGTTCAATTCTTAAATATTGATTCAAATGTTGCACAGTCATTATTTAATTCTGCAAAAGCAACAACCCAACTATCATCACATAAACTTTGTTGCTCAAAACTCAAAGAAGAAGATGAAATAACATTAAGCGAATGTGCAGATGGATTAATTGAATTAGGCGAAAAAATAGACGAGGAGGAGTGGGAACAAATCGACTGCATACCTGTTGAACAAGATTTAACGCTTAACGAAATAACACTATCTTTAGCCCGTACATTTTCATCGTTTCCAAACGCAAAAAGCGAACAAGATACGTCTTTGTTTAAGGTGCGTTACAGATATGCTGGGGCAAGCGAGGGACAGCGTGAGTTTTGCAAAAAAATGATTGCAGCCGATAAAGTATATCGCAAAGAAGATATTGAACTAGCAGAAACGAAAGTAGTTAATAAAGGATTGGGAGCAAACGGTGCAGATACTTACTCAATTTGGTTATACAAAGGCGGGGTTAATTGCCAGCATTTCTGGGAGCGTAAAATATATTTAAGAAAAGGTAATGAATCGTTGTCGGTTAATGAAGCTAGAAAAATGATTTTAGAACTAGACCCGTCAGATAGACCTTTGGCAAAGTGGCAAGAAAATGAAGCGATAGTAGCACAGCCAGCAGAAGCGAGTAATAATAATTTTAAACTGAATTAAGGTTATGGCTACAGTAGTTTTATTAAAGGAAAATGAATTAAGCAAAGGCACGTTACTCGGTGGCAACATTGATATTGACCTTTGGATTCCGTGCGTTGTTGATGCTCAAAGAACCAAGATTGAAGAAACATTAGGCGAAACACTATACAACAAAATTTGCACCGACTTTGAAAATGATGATTTAACAGGATTGTACGAAACGCTGTACGAAGATTATGTAAAGCCTTTTTTGATTCATCAAGCAACCGTTGAATATTTATTAGTCGGAGCGTATAAAGTCAACAATAATGGTATCTTTAAATCACAACCAGAGAATACAGTTACAGTTGAAAAAGCAGAGGTTGACTATTTAGTAAAAAACCAACGATTGAAAGCTGATATGTATCAAGGTAGATTGGAGCGATGGCTTGCTTTAAACCCGTTACCAGAATACAATATCGAAGTGAATGAAATTGTTCCTCCAATTAGAAAAAACGCATTATTTAACCGATGGTATATTCCAGATTAGAATGAAAAAAGTAGACAAACGAACATTGGCAAACGAACTTAAATTAAAGTTATTTTTAAAAAATGAAAACAGTAAACTTCAATCACAAAAGAGCGACAACGTTCGATGCGGTTCAGATACAGATAAAGACAAATAATGTAGCTGAAAATCTTACTGGCGCAACTATATTAATGCAATTGCGAAAAGAAGAAAAAGGCAAGGTTATTTATACTTTTATGACTACAATTACTGATGCGGTTAATGGTTGGTTTGAAATTGATGAACAATTAATTGACGTACCTAGTTGTATTTACAAATATGATATTCAAATCGAGTTTGCTAACGGTACTTATGTGGGACAAACTCAAACATGGATTAGTGGTTTGTTTGCAATTGATTCTATAATTTCAGAAGCGGTATGAGTGTAGATATTACAATACAAGAAACGGTTAATGAGGTTGATATTACAGTTAATCAAAATGTAATAACGGTTAATGTTACGCGTACAACTGGGGGTGGCGGAGTTGATTCTGTAACAGGTACTTTAGTAGACAATACAGACCCTAATAATCCCGTAATAAACACTCCAACCAAAACATCCGACTTAACCAATGATGGTGAAAATAATACAAGTACATTTGTAGAATCGAATGAATTGGGTGCGGTTGCTTTTTCAAACAACTACAACGACTTAGATAATAAGCCGACTATTCCAACACCTCAAAACCTAACCCAAGTACTAACGCAAGGCGACATATCATCTTGGTTTGAAATATTTCCTAGTTTTCCAGCGAATTCATTTATTACAATTGCTTTAGGGCGTGAATTAACTGATAATTATTACGATACATTCTTTGCTGGTACTGGCGGTTTATTTTTAGACAAAAATATTATATTCCCCGATAATGCTACAATCAGATTTCAAGCGGGTTACGTAGAAGATAATCCTATTCCAACGGGTAGCACGTTATACCCCTACCGATTCACTACTGATGCTTATGTGTTTTATCAAGGTGCAATTGTAACAGATATTACTTTACAGCCCGAAGATGTATGCACATTGAAATGGGGCGGTTATAACAGCACAGATAGTATTCAGATATGGTTTTTGACGATTGTTAGTAGTGGTGGTTCTGGAACCGTAACAAACGTTTCTGGAACAACAGATGAAATAACCGTATCAAATCCTACTACAACTCCAGTAGTTGGAATTTCACCTAACTACACAACGGCTCGTGATGCCTATGCTGATGCTAAAGTAGCTGACAATCTTACAGCATCTACAACAGTTGCGCCAAGTAAAACAGCGGTTAATACGGCTTTAGATTTTACAAGAAGATTAATTACAAAAGGCACTGGAAGCGTAACAGGAACTGTTTCGGAAACAATACTTACCACTTTAACAATTCCAGCAAATACTTTAGATTCCAGTTGTTTTATTTGGACAACAATGGATTTTTTCAAAAACAGTAGTGGTGCTGTTACGACAAGGTTGTATATAAACAATGCCAACACACTGACTGGAGCAACACTATTAGGGTTTTCTACACTAGGAAGCAATAGAAACGTAAGTTTTAACAGAAAATTTTTAGTAACGGGCACTTCTTTGGATTTGCTTACAGCCAACACGGCATCCCCTCAAGTAACTAATGAATTTATAGAGAATTTGTATGGAGCGAGTACCGTTTTGACAATCAATCCGTCTGCTGATATTTTTTTGATATACACAACTCAAAATGATGCTACTGGTACTGTGGCTACAAATAAAATGGCAACGGTTCAAAAAATGAAATTATAATTTAAAACCTTTAGAAGATGAAACTACTAAATTCAATATTATCCGACTTAAAAAGTTGGAATAAAATACTAATAAACAGATGGCATCTACACGCTCCGATTGCTTTTGTAATTGGATTAGCGTTAATGTTTTTCATGTTTGAAATTCTACAAGACACGGGTACGTTCTTTTCTATTTTTGCACCGTCGTTTCTTGGACTTGCTGGCTTGTGGTTATTTGAACTAGCACAGCAAGGCAATAGAATAATTGGCGAAAAAGAACGCTTTGAAAGCAATAAGGATTTGTTTTTAGGCGTGGCGTTTTTGGTATTTGGTGTATTAGCAATGTTTTTATATCTTTGATTTTATATGAGTTACAAAGAAATGTTAGTTAAATCAAATGTTCAAGTAGTATTAGCGGTATTTATTATTGTGTTTTGCTTTTACGCGTTGGCTTTTTTAACTTTAGATAACGATATTAGAATTGTGTTTGCTGGCTACATTGGCTCGGTAATAGGCTTTTATTTTGGCAGTTCAAGAAGCTCGCAATTAAAAGACGAAAACAAAAATAGTAATCAATAAATTATAATTATATGAACAAATCAATTACATGGAATGTAGTCGGTATTTTGTTAGCCACTTCTTTAGTCGGTTTAATCAACACCGATAATGAATTAATCACGAATTTGAATTTATCGACTGGCGCAATGAGTGCTTTGAAGTTGGTATCTTATTTAGCTGCTTCGGTTTTGGCTTGGTACAACGGAACGCAAATCTATGCTAAACGTAAAAATCAATAACCATGAGCGCACAAAAATTTAATCTATCTGGAGCAGAGGACAACACTCCAGAGGTACAACAAGTACTTGAAGATTTCGTTTATTGTTTGGGTCAAGCTGGCGCAATGGTAAAAACCGAAAACACACAGGGCGAACCTATAGAACCAGCAAAAGAATATATCGAAGATGCAGAGCCGTTTTTTCCTAACGAGGAGCAAGCGAAATGCATCAAAGATATTGAAGTAATGTTAGATAGTGCTGGTTTGGATATTTACGGTAAAATTGGATTGCCAAAGCCACGTAAATAATAATGAACAAATACAATTACATACTATCAGGTTTGCCTATTTTAATAGTTTTAAATTGGGTAGTATGTTTGTTGTTTTTTAAAAACGAACCATTTTATACCGAACACTATTTTAAGTTAGAAATAATTGACACGGCAGTAACCGCAATCGCATTAATTCACGCTTTATTTAATTTCGAGCATTACTCAAAAATATCTAAAAATTGCGTTCGTGCTATAATTGCAATTGTTGGGCTTACTTTTTTTTATCCGTATATTAACCAAGATTTTTATTATTTCCTTTACTTTTTCATTATTGTACAAACTGTGATTTTATCCATAAACGCCAATTTAAGATGACAAAAGAAGAAAGCGAAAGACTAGACCGTATCGAACAGCATTTACAT